GTGGGAGGAGTTGTTAAAGTGCCTTGGAAAAAATCATCAAATAAACTAGTCACACCATTTCAGGTACTTGTTTCTTATTATTTTATAGCGATAGCGATTTCCTTCCTGTTATTACGGCTTCCAGGCGTTCATCAAGAAGGTGTAAAAGTCTCTTTTTTAGATAGCTTGTTTACAGCAGTAAGTGCAGTAAGTGTTACTGGGTTAACAACCATTAATATTTCGGAAACCTATACTACCTTTGGGCTTGTAATGATTCTTGTTATTTTACAGTTAGGCGCCATTGGTATTATGTCACTTGGTACCTTTGTGTGGCTGCTTGTTGGGAAAAAAATAGGCATGCGTGAGCGTCAGTTAATCATGATTGATCATAACCAGTACAGTGTCTCTGGTGTTGTTAAATTAATCCGCGAAATTTTAAAAATTTTATTTGGCATTGAATTAACGGGTACCATTATTTTAACGCTACATTTTACCAATTATTTTGATACGTTAGAAGAAGCCTTTTTACATGGAATTTTTGCCTCTATTTCTGCTACGACAAATGGAGGATTCGATATAACGGGAATGAGCTTACTCCCATTCCATGATGATTATTTTGTACAGATGGTTACCATGGTACTGATTGTATTAGGTGCTATCGGATTTCCGGTATTAATTGAATTGAAGACTTTTTTGCTTAATCGACGCGAGAATTTCCGTTTTAGTTTATTTACTAAAATTACTACTTCAACATACGCTATTTTATTTATAGTTGGTGCGCTTGTCATTTTACTCCTTGAATCATTCCATTCTTTTAAGGAAATGTCTTGGCATGAGGCATTATTTTCAGCAATGTTCCATTCTGTATCAACGAGATCAGCTGGATTGACTACTTACGATGTCACGACTTTTAGTGAAGCTACAGATATATTCATGAGCTTCCTGATGTTCATTGGCTCTTCCCCAAGCTCAGTTGGTGGAGGTATTCGCACCACAACTTTTGCCTTGGCCATTTTATTCTTAATTACCTTTGCTAGAGGAAGAGAGGATATCCAAGTATTTGGACGAGAAATTCATTTGATTGATGTCTTCCGATCATTTGTTGTAATTTTATTAGCATTTTTCATGGTATTAGTTGCAACCCTTATCTTGCTTATAACAGAGCCACAAGCATCTCTTATTCAAATTATTTTTGAAATTACTTCAGCGTTCGGTACATGTGGTATGTCGTTAGGCATAACATCTGATTTATCAGTGGTTGGTAAAATCATTATCATTATTTTAATGTTTATTGGTCGAGTTGGATTAATATCATTCCTTTATACTCTTGGGGGTGGCGGAAGAGGAAAGAAATCAGGCTTCCACTATCCGAAGGAACGCGTAATAATAGGGTAACACGTAGAAAACTTTGATTTATAAGGGTTTGTAGAGGGGGATTTATTTGTTTGCCCCCTTTTTGCCCCTTTGTATTCAATTTTCAAGATAATCTTCGAATTTTTTGAGGGCATTTCTTTCATGTTCAGGAGTTACATGCAAATAAGTGTTTGCAGTTATATCTATATTTTTATGACCTAGTCTTGTACTAACAGTTTTTATATCTACACCAGATTCCAACATCATAACTGCGTGAGTATGTCTTAATAAGTGTGTAGACTTTCTTGAAGGTAACTTTGCATATCTCAGTAAATTTTTCATCATATCTTGTGGTTTTGTTTGATAAAACATTTTTCCGTTATCATCAACAAATACAAAATCTGATTTTTGATAATTTGTTTTTGACAATTCATTTTCCTCTTGCCATGCTTTATATGCAAGTAACTCATTAATCAATATATCGTCAATACCAATTGTTCGGTAGCTTGATTTTGATTTAGGAGGCCCCAAGCCAGTTCTAGTGCGTTGACGATCAACTGTAAGTGTTTTATTCTCAAAGTCGATATCTGACCAAAGTAAACCTAATAATTCTCCACTACGTAAACCAGTACGAAGTAAGGTAATAACCATAACACGCTTAAAAATATCTTCATTCTCAATTACCGCTAATAACTGTTTTACTTCATTTTTGTTCAGAAATACCATTTTTTCTTCTTCTTCATCTTTGGAAATCTGAATACCTCTCAATAAATTCTTCTCTAATTCATCATGTTCTACTGCACTGTTCATTATAGACATCATTTCACCATGAATTCGATCAACAGTATTTTTTGCATAATTAAAGTGGAATAATAAATCGTTAATAAACAACTGATATTCAGCTCTTTTAATTTTATTCAATTTGTATCCTTTGAACTTATTGAGTAATTTCCTTTGACCATTCATTGCCGAAATGTTGCTAGATTCTCTTCGGTGTTGGTTATGCATTTTATTGTGTATCTCTAACCAATCCTCAAACAGTATTTCACCTTTCCTTAATTGTTCCACACCGCCCTTTACTAATTTTTCTTCTATTAAAACAGCAGCAGCGCGGGCTTCAGTTTTAGTTCTAAAGCCGCCTTTTGATATTTCTTTTTGTTTACCAGCATCATTATATTTAATTCGGTACTCCCAATGGTTGCCTCGTTTTCGGAAGTAAGCCATAATATCACTCCTTAACGGTAGTCTAAAAAATTTGTGATAGGTTCATAATTTTCTGGGAGATGGTTATTAAGATAATGTTCTAATCTTTTTTCTGCAAAATCATACTCAACATTAAAAAGTAAACAGATTTTTATAATAGCTAGCTCCTTGTTTCTAGGCAGCTTAATTTGTTTTAACATAAAAGTTGGCACACAAAAATGAAGCGCAAAACCATTTGCTTTCCATTCTTGGTATTCTCTGAAAAGATGATTAGATTTCGCTTGATTACCTGAATGGAGAGTTGCATGACATGATTCATGACCAAACTCTTGCCATTGTTCTTCTTTAGATAATCGTGAGTCTAAAAAAATTACACTACCTGTATTAGTAGAATCATAGGGTAAATAAATTAAGGTAATCCCAAGTAATGGAGCAATAATCCTAGGGTCTAATTGTTTTGGGTTAGTAATACCAATACTTGTATAAAGGTTATAAATGTAATCTTCTAAATGTGAATAAACGAAATTCATAACATCCCTCTTTTTGCAAACGTATGTTCTTTTGATATTAACAAAAAAATTCACCACAGAAAAGGCGAATTTTTAAATGTCTGGAAAAGCTACATAAGAATGTAAAGTCATTTCTTATTTTCCTGTTGTCTTTTCAATACCTCATAGAAAATTTCAAATTGTTCTAGTGCATCTAACAAGTTTTCTGGCTGATTTTTAAAGAACAAATCTTCTCTCGATAAAAAGAAATCAATAACTTCTTTTTGATATGCACTAAGATTATTATAATCATCGTCTGAGATACCAGCTTGTTTATGTAAAGCATCTCTGTCATTAGTTCTGCCAAGTAGATAATCTACAGATACATTATAAAAGTCAGCTAATTTGCTTAAAGTTTCAAAATCAGGTTGAGTAGATGAGGTTTCATAACGAGCATATGTTGATCTATTTATTGTAAGGCGGTCAGTTAATTCCTTTTGGGATAAGCCCTTTTCAGTGCGCAATTTCTTTAATATCTCTCCATATTTCATACATTACGCTCCTTTCTATTCTATATATTATAGGTGAATTTTTTGCACAATAAATATTTTGTGAAAAAACTACACAAAATGTATTGACTGTGCAAAAAATGCACGATATACTATGTGTAAGAAATGCACAAAGGAGGTAATGATATGTTTCCAGAAATATTAAAGGAACAGCGAAAGGCTCTTAAGTTATCCCATGAGCAAGTCTCAAATATGGTTGGGATTGAACGTTCTTATTACACAAAAATTGAGAACGGCCTAAGACCAAGTGTAAAAGTTGCACAAGCAATCGGAAAAGTTCTCGGTATAGAATGGACTATTTTTTTTATCGAAATCTGTGCAAAAAATGCACAATTTAAAACTGCATAACCCAAGGAGGGTCTATTATGAATAAATTACAAATTATTGTACATGACAACCGTCGACTGTTAACAACAAATCAGTTATCAGAGAGCTATGGTGCTGAAGATAAGTTAATTCAACAAAATTTTAATAATAATAAAAGTCGCTATAAAGAAGGCAAGCATTTCATTTTACTTCAAGGTGAAGAACTAAGAGATTTTAAACGCGACTTCGAAAATTTAGGTGTCGCTCCAAATACAAACAGACTATACCTTTGGACTGAAAAAGGAGCTTGGCTTCATGCGAAATCACTTAATACAGATGCTGCATGGGATGCCTACGAAATGTTGGTGGACGAATACTACACAGTTAAAGAAAATGTAGTTCCGTTATCAAAAGATCAAGCTCTCGTAACTGTTTTACGTACAACTGCTGATTTAGTCGAAGATACTCAAGCAATTAAAAATGAACAACATGAAATTCGAAAAGAACTTTCATTAATTAATGAGAAAGTAGAAGAACAAATTACTTTAACATCTGGAGAACAACGTGCAGTACAAAAAGAAGTTGCTATTAAAGTCTATGAAATTGAAGATGATACATCGATTCGACCTAAGTTATTTAGAGAACTTCACCGCGAAATTAAAGATCGTTTCGCTGTAGCGAGTTACAAAGATGTCCGCAGACAAGATTTACAAATGGTTCTTAACTACATTCGTTCTTGGGTTCCTAGAAAAGTTTCTTAACTAGACTCTAATGAATCACAAAACTGGAGGTGCTGGAATGATACAAGTTCAATTCACAGATGAACAACTCATTATAGATATGGCTCGTGACGAAATCAAAGCGAAATTGCAGTCAGTCGAATCCGAATTTGTTTTTTGGGATTTAAAAACACTATGCGAAAAAACGTGTATGTCACGGAGTTTTGTATTAGAAACGTTCTTCTTCTTGCCAGACTTTCCACGACATAAAGTCGGTACCAAATGGTTGATACCAGCAAAAGAAGCAAGCGAATTTTTACTCGAATGGTTGAAACAACAACCAAGATCATAGGAGAGGCCAGGGCAAATGGCCTCAAGATAAATCAAACTACCAATCTAGTAGAAATCTAAGAGGTAGGGGCAACTACCTCTTATCAATATATTAAGTTAACTTGATAGAAATTGGTAATCCAATTTGGACTATAGTCCATTATCGACTGATGGAAGGAATGAAATTATGAGCGCTTTGAGCTTTGATTTTAAGAAAATACTAAAGAAATTTCGTGAAAATGCCAAAATCACTCAAGAAGAGATGGCAGACGAACTTAATATAACGCAATCGCATGTAAGTAAATATGAACGTGGTCGCAAGGTAATCGATTTAGAAACATTTATTAGGTGGGCTCAAGTAACGAATAGTGAGGTGCAGGCTGCTGCTATCTTATTTGGAACAGATGTATGCGCTCAAGCAGCACAACTAATGACACTAGTACCAGCATTTGCAGGAGGATTATTCAATTGGATGCTTTAGAAAAACTGAATCAACAGATTAATAGTGAAGTAGCACTTATCGAAGATTTGGCAATTGAAATCGTAATGCTAGCAAAAAAAGGCGAAACAGACATAGCACATCTACGTAAACAGCACCTACATAATTCGTTGAATCAACTAGAGATACTTTATAGACAAAAAGGGTTATGGTCTGCTGTAGAAACTTTGAACAGTGATGGGAAATTACAAAAGGCGGTGGATGAACTTGCGCATCAAGCCTAGGGCGTGGAAGCACATGACATTAAAGCAAAGATTAGTGTTGCTGTATTTTCATAGCAATAAAAAAGCTGCTTAACAGCACCACCTGTTAAACAGCAGACAACATATACAAATCTATTATATCACAAGTTAAGGCGTTTGCGAGAGTTATCTCGCTCTCGTCAAGCAGCTTACAGCACCGTCTCCCTACGGTTATGCTTTGCCACTGTGAGTTGCTTGATGGGATGCCATCAGAAAGTAGGTGAAGAAATGAGTATTGCTCAATTTAAGCCCAAAATGCGTGAGATACGGCTAGACACAGAAGATTTTGAAGAACGATTTGCTGACTATGACATTATCAGTGAGTTCACAGGAATCATCCTTACTTTAGTAGCTGTAGAGGACAATGTACGTTACACAAGTTTTGTTACAGCATCTTATGCAGAAGTGTTACGAAAACAAAAGGAGGCAATAGCGTGAGTACTTTGCTAGAAGTAGAAAATCCAATGGTGCTTGGTCGTATTGAGTATCCATCGCCACCTTATGAGCCTGTCGTAACCTTTGAAATGCACGATGATTTTGGTAGTTTCATAGCCTGTGGTGACGTGTTCTTCGAAATCGGTGATGCGATAGTACACATCGATAATATCAGTGATTATTTAGCTGCTGGATATAGGGATGATTCAACTTACAACATGAGTGATTCGGAGGTTATTGCTTATGTGGAAGACCATTATGGTTTTGCTCATACAAAAAAATAAACCACTTGGCAGAGTGGCTTAAACAAATCAAATATTTAGCGCAATTATAGCGCATTACAGGAGGAATTACAAATGAATAATGGATTAACAGAGCAATTTAACAATCCTCAAATGGGACAACCTTCATTCCAAAATGCAGGAGGTGCGCTAGCTCAAGCTAGTGCGTCTCGTGAAATGGAGGAAGTAAAAGGACAGATATTTATGGCTAAGCAATTCCCACGAAACACGTTTCAAGCTGAACAACGAATTATCGATTCATGCCAACGTCCAGCATTAGCACAGGTGGCTATGTATCAATATCCTCGTGGAGGACAAAGAGTTACAGGACCATCAATCCGTTTAGCCGAAGTCTTAGCTCAAAACTGGGGCAATTTATCGTTTGGTATTCAAGAGCTTGAACAACGTGATGGTGAATCAGTTGCAAAGGCTTATTGCTGGGACCTAGAAACCAATGTCCGTCAAGAGAAAGTGTTCACAGTTAAACACTCAATGAAAGCAAAAGGAACAATAAAAAAATTGGATGATCCGCGAGACATCTATGAAAAAGTAGCTAACGATGGTGCGCGAAGATTGAGAACTTGTATCCTTGGCATCATTCCTGGTGACATCGTGGACAAGGCCATCAGTCAATGTAACAACACTCTAGCTGGAAACAGTAAAGGACCTCTAAAAGATCGTATCGGAAATGCGCTTAAAACATTCAAAGAGCAACATCGTGTTACCCAAGAAATGATAGAAGCAAAGTTTGGGTACAATGCCGAATCCTTTACTGAATATGACTATGTTGAGTTAATTAACATTTTTAACAGCTTAAAGGATGGCATGAGTAAGGTAGAGGATTGGTTTGATAAAGAAATTGCAAAGAATCAATCAAGTGGTTTAGGTGCTGATTTCCAAGCTCAAGCAGAACAAAAAGTAGAGGTGAAATCAGATGCACCAAACGACATTCCAGTTGAACAGCCAGAATTACCACTCGAATGAGGCAAACCAACACTATATGTCAGTATCTCAGTTTAAAAGCGCTATGGAGTGTGAAGCTAGAACATTTGCAGAGGCAAGGGGCGAGTTTACTCGTCCTCCCTCTACAGCACTAATGGTTGGTTCTTATCTTCATTCAGCCTTTGAAAGTGATGTGGCATTTACTGAATTTTTAGAACTGAACCACGACAGCATTTATAACAATCGCGGCAACAAGTATAAGGACTACGAAAAAGCTGACGACATGATTGAAACCATCAAAAATGACGAGTTTTGTATGTTTGCTTTACAAGGTGAAAAAGAGGTCATCTATACAGGTGAACTATTTGGAGTAGAGTGGAAAATTAAAGTCGATAACATCAATCATGATCGTGGATTTTTCAGCGATTTAAAGAGTACTCAAGAGCTTCGTAAACGTTACTGGAGCGAGAAATATAATACTTGGGTTTCGTTTGTACAAGCCTTTGATTACGTGCTGCAAATGTGGGTGTATCGTGAAATCATCTTGCAAAACACAGGTCGTTATTATGACCCATACATTGTGGCAGTTACAAAAGAATCGCCACCCGATAAAGCTGTTTTACACTTCGATTCAGGGCGTTTTGACTTCGAGAAAGAATATGTTCAATCGATGTTGCCAAGCATCATAGATGCAAAGCTAGGGCGTAAAAATGCACATCGTTGTGACAAGTGTGAATTTTGCCGAGGGACTAAGAAACTTAGTGGCACATTTGAAATTGAGTATCTACTAGATTAGGTGGTGCTGCTGAATGAACAATGTACCAACGAAGGTGTTACTGCCTGCTTGGATATTTGAGCAGGCGAAGGATAACGATGAAATAAGACGTTTGGTGCTGGATTACATGACTAGGTATCCAAACTACCGAATTATCAAAGTAAGTGGTAGTTTCGCGGTTTGTGAACGTGAACAGAGGTTGTTATAGGAGGTTTAGAAATGATTTGTGGCTACTGTGGTAACGAGGCTGTATTTATGTCCAGTGAAGAATTTTATGGCCGTGATTACGGTGTGAACATGTATGTCTGTAGACCGTGTGATGCTTATGTAGGTACTCATGGCACAGGGAAAACGCCACTAGGTACATTAGCGAACAAACGATTACGGTCGATGCGTAAAACAGCTCATTCGATGTTTGATCCGTTATGGAAAGGTAAATATCGAAAGATGGGTAGGGGCAAGGCCTATCAAGTAATGCAAGAATTAATGAATTTACCACCTGAGAAGGCTCATATTGGAATGTTTGATGAAGAACAATGCTACGAGCTGATTCAAAAGTTAAAGGTTTATAGGGGCTTGATTTAATAGTGAGGAGGGACAAATACATGTGTATTCAACTACAACAATTCATTGAACAAAAGAAATTGGAACTTGAACAGAGTGGTAAGTATAGACACGTTTCAATCCACTCAAAAGATGCTGTAATGCTAACAGGAAATAGCGTTGGTCAACAATTCTTAGCGACAGACACGCCATACACCCAACATGGTCATGAGGTTAAACCTAGTGAGGTTCCAGAAATACCATCAATGCCATTTAAGGAGAATGCAACAGAGGTGATTTTCGAGGTCATTGAGAAACGAAAACGTAATCCCAGTGATGTTAAATTCTATTTTCTGTGGACTTTGTGAATAAGTCTGTGATTAAAAATTTGAATATTGAAAATATGGAGGGTTGTTAATGACTGGAATATACAGAGAACGCAAACGCGCTATATTCTCAGCACTTTATAGAGAGTTAGGGTCAGATGCTTATGACCAGTATTCTTGGGGCTATCAAGAAGAAAAGTGTACAGTGTGCGGTTCAGAGGTGGTCGATTATTCCGAGTGGCATGAAACTGGCTATGAAACTAAACATTGCACAAATGGTTGTTGGTCAATTAAAACGTATGGAATGAAAACAGTATTCTCTACAAAAGGTTTTAATCGAAGTGTTATCTATGACAGGGCGTTACAGCATAAGGCAATCAAAAGCATGTGGAATCATGCGGAGAATCACTTCAATCAAGCTCTACAAAAAGAACGTAGAAGAGTTAAACGAATGAAGCGATTAACACATCGTAAAAGCAAGTAGGAGGGGCGAGGGCAAATGGCTAAATACAGATACGTCTACACAACTTTTTGGAACGATCCTCGTGTGGTTGAGGAAATGACAGCAGAGGATAAGTACTTCTTCCTGTATTTGCTGACAAATGAAAGTACGACTCAAATTGGTATCTATCAGATTACTAAAAAACAAATAGCTTTCGATATGGGCTACTCAATGGAAAGTGCTGGTGCCTTGCTACAACGCTTTAGAGACCACCACAAGATTATTAAATATAATGAGGAAACTCGTGAAATTGCTATTAAAAACTGGGGGAAATACAACCTGAATCGTGGGGGCAAACCGATTCTTGATTGTGTGAAATCAGAGTTAAAAGAAGTGAAAGATACTTCATTAATTCGATGGGTAGGCGAAGGAATCTCGAATGATTCTGTACGTATCGTCTACGAGTCGTACTACGATACGTCACACGATACGTATAACGTTACGTCAGAAAACGAAGAATCCAGTAATGATGCGGGTTCATACGATACGTCGACGATGCGTGGACAAAAAGAAAAACAAAAACAAAAAGAAAATAAAAAAGAAAAACAAACAACAGATAGTGAAGTCGGTCAGTTGGTTAGTAGTTCTTCTGATTTTGCTAGATTAGTTGAATTTACAAATCAGAACATTACACCTGTTCTTCCTACCATTGCCGAACATCTTGGTTACATCTTGGATGATTACAAAGACGTGGATCTAATCTTAGCTGCATTACAAAACGCAGTATTAAACAATGCTCGTAACAAAATTAAATATGCGGAAGGTACATTGATCAACTGGCGTAAAGACATGATCACTACTTATCAGCAATTCCAGTTAAAAATGAAGGAGGCGCAGCAACTTGCAGGCAATCAACACAGCACTTCAAAAGGACAGCGTACTACACAAAGTGAACTCGGGGTTGATGTGGGCTTCTAACAAATGTGAGAAACACGATATTCAACTAATGATTGTAAATGGCAAAGAGTCTTGTCCTAGATGTTTTTGCGAAAAAGAAAATGCTGCATTCGAAGCTGAGTTTAAAGCTGAACTGCAGCAACAACAGGCTAACGTTAAATTTAATACACTCGCAAATAAAAGCTTGATACAGGACAAAACGTTACTAGATGCAACATTTGATAGCTACATCGCACAGTCAACTGAAGAACAGACGAATAAACAAAAAGCATTGCAATATTTAGAACGCTATCAACAAGGACACCGTTTCAATCTATGGTTTAATGGCAAACCGGGTGTAGGGAAAAGTCACTTGTCTATGAGTATCTTAAAAGCTCTTAATAGCTTGCATGTATCGTGCTTGTATATCGACATCGACGAAATGTTGAGAAAGATTAGAGCTACTTTTAATGACAAGGAATCACCGTATACAGAACAGTATTTCATCGATTTACTAACGAACGTTGATTACTTGGTACTGGACGATTTAGGAGCAGAAACAGGAAACATCGATACTAACAAACAAGCAACGGATTTCACCAGCAGATTATTACGAGCTGTTGTTAACGGACGACAGGATAAGTCAACAATCGTTACTACGAATCTATCAAGTAAAGCGCTAATGAATATGTATGATCCAAAGTTAATTAGCCGCATGATGAAGAATTTAGAAACGATTATTTTTACAGAAACAACGGACAAGCGTATTAAAAATATCGGATTTTAGAGGGGCAACAGCCCCTTGATGGAGGGTGAAGGGATGGCAACAGACAAAAACGAACGTGTAGAAATTATCAATAAGTTAATTAAATTCATTTCAGAACGTGGACGTAGATTCTTTTATAGAAAAGAAACCCTATTAAATAAAGATAAAGATTTTACAGCTTACATGAAAATAAAAAACAACCGAATTTATTATGTTGATGATTACACTCAAACAGAAATACCGATGGTCAAACATGGGAACTGGCAAGGGTTTAGCCATGGCGGAACATTACGAGCTTTAGTTTCAGAATTTGCTTATTTTATCCGCACTGGCATTCCTTGTAATGGTAAGTACGGTTATGGAGGTTTATACAGTAGGGATTGGGGCCACAGCGATGAAATTCGGCAAGAAATAATCGACTATGCCAATGAGATTGGCTATTTGAAGGGGTGAATGAGTAATGGGAGAAGTTTACATGCAACTTGAAATGGAAAGGTTCATTGAGTTAAAACGTGCAGAGGAAGAAAATATTAAACTTCGTGAATCTAATGAACGATTAACTAGAGATCTATTTGAACGGATTGATTATAACGGCAAAATCGCAAAACAGAATATTGATGCTGCTAAAGAAAAGGAACAGTTACGTAAAGCACTAGAAAAAGTCATGGAAGTTGAAGCACCCATCATGGAAGGTTGGGAAACGCCTGCTTATAAAATTGCTCGGGAAGCTTTGGGTGGTGAAGCTCATGAATGAACGTAATTTCAATGGCTTAATCGTACGCCACAGGAAATCAGCGGTATTCTTTGAACGCATAGGTAATCTTGAAAACATCCAAATGTATGAACCATACATTCAATGGGGAGATGGCAAAGAAACCATAAGAGGTGAAGCCATTCCGCATTACGAACGTAGTGAACTCGATGTAGGTTTCGATTTTGACGAGCAAGAGCGAAAAGAACTTTTGGAATACTTGAAACAAATCGGCAGAGAGGCATGGACTCTCTTCGAACCAAAAGAAGCTGATAGTATGAGAGCTGAATATGACTCATATTGGGACAAGGATATAGAAGACGAAGGCAATCTATCCATCAGTAATAATAACAGACGAGGATTTTTGTATTTTTCAGCACCGTTTCAACCAGCACGTAAAGATGGTACTGTCCGCCTTTACAAATTCAACAAACGTAAATTTGAATCATTTATTTATGATTTACACAAAGCATTGGATGGTGATTCGGATGGCAAACGGAAACAAAATCATCACACGTAGTAATAGCAAAATCATGATTCGGTATGGAGAGTTAACGCGGATTTTAAATGCTACTGAGATACAACAATGGCACCATATCATCGCAAAGGTCGAGCAGTTTCAAAATAAAGAGTTGGAGAGGAGGATTTTTCTTGAATGAACAATTTCTGATTGATCAAATCATCTTGTATTTAGGGCAGTGTCATCGTTTCGGAGGCAAGCACAACGAAACCATGGCTTATAAGCGATTGGAGCAATTGAGAGCCTTGGTAGGCCTGAAAGATGCTGACGAGGCTACGGATTATCTGATTTCAAGAATGGAAGGGGCTATGGCTGCATGAGTGAAAAACTAAAACGGTGTAAAGCATGTGAAGAAACATTTACATGGAATGAGGATGTAATTCTTGTAAATGATGAAGTTTATCACAAAGATTGTGTATCGCTTTATCCGTCTGGATACGTGGCGTATATCGATGACGAATTTCTCGGTGAAACAGAAAATAAAGATGGCAGCAGTGCCTATGACATTTTAGATGAAGGTGAATATGAGGAGGAATCTGCATGAGACGACGTAACGGCATTCCGATTGACATTCCTAGTGCTCGTAAGTCTGTGCCGAAAGTTAAAGTGTAAAAGCCTACTGAGTATCATCACTATAATGTATACGTAACGATGTTTAAACGAGTGGATGGTCACAATGTCTGGACCATGGTTCCATTCATGCATCCAGATTTCAAAGAGCTGAAAAAGGCAGGCTACAGAATCACTGAGAAGTGGGATAAGAGGGAGGTTTCGGCATGAGTAGAGAGATTAAGTTTCGAGGATGGCATAAAGGTCTTAATAAATGGGTGTACGGATTTTTAACTCGTAATAAAAATGGAGTTTATTTTATTGAAAATGCAGATAACGTTTATGGAATTGCTGATGAGAAATCGGTAGGACAATACACGGGCCTAAAGGACAAGCATGGTATGGAGATTTTTGAGGGGGATATTGTTCAGTTCAAATCAATTAGAGACATTATCGAACGTTATGAGGTTGAATATACAAACTACGGAGAATGGGCTATAGGTATGCACAGACTTTCGATGAGGTTTAGAAGTTGTGAGGTTATTGGTAACGTTCATGAACACAGTCATCTACTGGAGGAAACAGCATGATCAACCGAGTCGTATTAGTTGGTCGTCTCACGAAAGATGTTGACCTCTCTTATACTCCATCAGGCGTTGCGAAGGCTCAATTTACGTTAGCAGTTAACAGATCGTTTGCTAATCAGAGTGGCGAGAGAGAGGCTGATTTTATCCAGATACAAGCTTGGAGGAAACAAGCGGAGAATGCAGCCAACTATCTAAAGAAAGGTTCACTTGTTGGGATTGATGGAAGGCTACAGTCAGGTTCGTATGAGAGAGACGGGCAAAGAATCTATTTTACGAACGTTGTAGCAGACAGTATCCAATTCTTAGAGCCGAAAAACGGCACAGGAGGCTCACAGGGCGTATCAAACTACGAATCTAGTACAAATACAGGTGGACAGTATCAAGGTAGTTCACAGGGGCAATATGGCGGTAATAATCAGCCGAGTTATATGAGAGGTAATGAAGATCCGTTTGCAAATTCAAAGGCACCAATAGAGGTGGATGAATCAGATCTTCCATTCTGACGTAAGGAGTGATTACAGATGATAACAAAACGACCTACTAAGAAAATCATTGGGGCCAAGACGCGAGAAAAGCTCGAGAAGCAAATCAAAGCAGAAGCAAAGAGCCATTGGTATCCAATTAGTGAGATTAAATTTTATGATCATGAATCAAAGCCATATCAAGTCTTAATGAAATTCGGAAAAGGGGCAGTGAAATGAACTCAAGATCACCACTAATATGGTTCGGAGGCAAAGGAAAACAAGCTGATCTGATCATTAGCAAAATGCCAAGCCATAAAGTTTATGTTGAGCCATTCGGTGGGGCAGCGCATGTCATTTCCAGAAAACCAAGGATCAATCATGAGGTATATAACGATATTGATGGAATAGTAGTGAATTTCATTATGCAGAGCATCGAGAATACAGATCGTTTGATTGAGACATGCCAGCAACTGCCTTATAGCAGAGAGTTATATGACAAATGGCGAAAAGAACCACTGCCAACGGATCCATTCCAGAAGGCCGTTAGATTCTTTTACTTAAATAGATCAGCAATATCAAAAGGTAATGCCGAAGAAGTGCCCAATACAGGTTGGCGGCATAGCACCAGCTCGAGTCAAAATCCTGCAAAGGGTTATGTAAATGCATGTGAGGCCATTAGAAACTTTGCAAAACGAATGCAGGGCGTAATGATCGAGCACAAAGATTATAAAGAAATCATAACTAAATATGATTCAAAAGAGGCCTTATTTTATATCGACCCACCTTACATCGGCCGTGAAAAGTTTTATGCTGGTGGATTCTCTTTAGAGGATCATTACGAACTTGCTGAACTACTAAATCAAGTCCAAGGAAAAGTGATGTTGAGTTATTACGATGATCCAATCCTTCATGAGATTTATAAAGGGTGGCGCGTTGAAAAACATCAAACTTTTAAGCAGGTAGTGGGTGGCCAGAACTTAGGCGCAGATGCAGAAGAATTACTTTTAATGAACTTTGAAATCAAACAATTAAGTATTTTTGATTATTAAATACACGCTGCTGGTAGAACGGCATTAGGTTGTTTTATCAGCAGACTTCTAAGAGTGCTAATAAGGAGGTAGACATGAGCAAAGCAAAATACGGCAATAAAAAAGTTGTACGTGATGGAAATACTTTCGATTCAGCAATGGAAGCAAAATATTACGATTACTTGAAACATCTACAAACGCAGGGCATTGTGACCTCCTTTGAACTACAGCCAAGGTTTATACTGTTGCCAAAGTTCGAAAAGAACGACAAGAAATATCGTGAGATTGGTTATACCGCAGATTTTACGGTTCATTATGCGGATGGACATACAGAAGTCGTTGATATCAAGGGAATGGTTACACAGCAATTTGAATTGAGGAGGAAGTTATTCGAGTACCGTTTTCCGCATGAATTAAAGCTTCTAACGTATTCAAAGATTGATGGTGGTTGGATAACTCATGATGATCTTAAAAAGGCTAGGAAAGCACGTAAAGAGGCAAAAGCAGGGCGATGGAAATGAACACAGTACGCAAGGAAGTTAAACAGCGCAGAGCGAGGCTAATCAATCAGCAGGACCACATAGCGTTTCTCAAATGCAAAGGGTGTCCAAAATGTACTGCCTATGATCCTACTAAGAAATGTAGAGGATGCAAGGTTTATAGGGAACTACGGAGTATCGGGAAAGAGCTTGAGTCGATTAGTCGTTTGCGTAGGTGGGGTAAGTAATATGGCGCGATACGTTGTTTATCAAAGTTGTATAAAACCTTTGAAAGTGAAGGGAGAATTACCAGATGTCATAAACGAATATATCGCTAATGATTCTGACATCAGATGGCATTATACATTCACAAAAAATATTGAAAACGCCTATTTCTTTAATGATTTCGAGATTGATTTAGCTAAAGAAATTGCAGATCTTTGGAACATGAAATTAAAGCAGTTAGAGGTGTAATTGAAAGAAAATGTGCAGTAACGAAAGGGGCTGAGTAAATGAAAGAATCCGATTTATTTGAACCATTAAAACAGTTTTTATCGAATGATATGAATTGTGAAAAAGTGTTTGCTGAGGTTGTAGATTTAGATGTTGTTAGCAAACATGGAAATGTATACATTGGCGTTGAAATGAAAACGTCGCTTAATTTTAAAGTAATTGAACAAGCAGCAAGACGTAAACATTTAGTCGATTATATGTTCATTTTAGTTCCAAAGCCGAAACACTATCACGCGCAATTAATCTTAGATTGGTTAAAACATTTAGAAATAGGTTTAATTTATTTCGATGAAAAAGCATATCGCAACAAAGTGTCTATTTACTTTTGGGGCAAGCGACAGCGAAGTGCTAAACGATTTAAAATTGCTGACTATATCGATGAAGAACTAGACATTTTAAATGTTGGTGGCGTTAAAGGTGGCGAATCAATCACACCGTATAAAAACACCATAGACAAAATAAAACATGCCTTATACATGAATGAAGATGGCTTAACGATTGAAGAAATACTTTTAAAAGTGCAAACGCATTATGCAACACCAAAGCCGTCAGTGGTAGCGACCTTACAAGCACAATGGAATCAAAAGTGGTGTGAGGTTTTCGTGAAGGATAAGGAACGTTATTTCAAAATGAAAGAAGATTATCGTGAAGAGTATTGGAATGAATATATTGGATTATCGAGAGAGGTACGAGCCTTGCGTAAGGCATAAACCCTTTATGTTACTGAACACTTTGAGGAAAAAGTTTGGTGGGGATTAACCTACCAAACTTCTAGTTAGATCGGAATTTTTTTAATAGCAATGGTGATAGAACTACCAAGAGAATAACTATCCAAATCAATTTATTTGGCAAAACCATTACATTCCAAAAGATAGAAATAACATTAGCCATACTTTCTAATATAAAGGATAAATCGAACATGATTCACCAACTTCCTTTTTAACCAAATTATAGCATATTAGTAGATTTAGAAAAGAAAAAGCCGCAGCGTCGTCACACGCTACAGCTCGAATTGGTTTATGCCCTTTGATGGCTTAGTCATACAAGCATTATATCATAGGGGGCAAAACTATGTTAAAAGAGAAAACAGAATTAAATCGCTATCAACTAGACAAGGCAATCAAGAAGTACCACGACAACATGTGTAAATACATGAGAATGAAGGATGAACTTGATTCATTAACTGCTGCTGCATCCACAGCAAAGTATGGTATTGAGGCAACGATGCCTAAAGCTGTAGGAAGCACAAGTGATCCAGTACATGCACATGTTCAAATTAGAGCATCGCGAGAAGTGCGCATTAACAAAATTAAAGATGAATTACTTATGGTTCAAAATCTAACAGACAAGGTTTCTGGCGACCTCGAACAAGAAGTGCTTTTCTGGTTGCTAGAGGGCATGCCTTTCCGTTGGATTGGTGCAAAGCTTAACATGAGCCATACAAGTGTACAGCGAGTGCGAGAACGAGTAATTGACATGATGATGAAGTGACCTTCGGGTTGCTTCACTTTTTTTATAAATTAAGTATAGTTACCACTTAACGATTTCTGATTCAAATAAAATATTATAATCTTGATCAACTAATAAGACACTATCAACTTTATATGATTTATCAAGTGTTTTCATATTAAAATAACTTAATAACCCTTGTGCATATTGCTTTGCTTTAGCGTTATGTTCACTGCTTTTAGATTGGACTACAAAGTACTTGCCATGTTTATTAATCATTGTTGATGAGGCAGAAATCGAATCGTACCACGTTGTTTTGAAAACACTACCATAGTTTTCATACATGAATTGGTCTGTTTCTTTTTTTATTATTGTTTCTAAGTCTGTTTGTGTACCATCGCTTCTAAATTCAGAGAACGGGTCATCTTGTTGAATCACTTGCCCTGAAGATTGTAAGTTGAAATTTTTGTCGTTAACAAAAAATAATGCTAATAATACTACCCCGATCAATATAAAAATGTGATTAGATTTTTTCATACGTAGATCTCTCCTGTTTTATCCTTAATAATATTAAATTTAGCAGATATTTCTAATTTTTAATAGTGGTTATAGTGATGCGCATAAAGTGTAATGTTCCGGATGTTACAAATGTGCCAAGTGTTACAAATGTTCCAGATGTTCCAAACGTATCATTTTAAATAATATCCGGTGTAAAATGGAGGGGAGGTCGGACAGGTAAATGTTTCTTCACTTGGTATTTATAAAAACCTAAATATTAGGGAAAGACAGACCGACGACCGACCCGCGCTGAACAAACTTGTTCGGAGCATGACAAACTTGGCCGGCCTATATTTTTTAAGAGATTAGGTATCTTAATAATATAAAAGGCTAATAAAACTGAAGGAGTGGTTTATATGTGAACTTCGTCCACTTTCCATAATTTCAGTCAAACTTACTACATTAACAAGTGCACGGAAATGCACTATAAATCTAAAACACAATTCGTTACAAAATAACGTGGTGTCGCTCTACCACGAGTCGGAAAAGAGCACTCGACAATTTACCACAATATCAAAGCTTTCATCTTAGGATGGAGGCTTTTTATTATTCATTTGAAGGGATGAGGAAGAATGAAATTAAACAGTATGCAAGAATTAGAGCAGTATGCAAATGAGAAATTAGCCAAAGATCTACCGATTGAACTTTTCATCGATATGCCAGGGTTTGATGAACCAGAATTAATTACAAATCCACCAGCAAACATTGAAAAGAAATTAGCTTACTACAAAGCAACATATGATGAAAACTTAGAGCACAAGCATGCTAAAGGTATTCGTATTGTTGGTACAGTCTAGCCCTTCACAGGGCTTTTTCTTTTGCTTTGAAAACTGCATCAAACAGCCAAAACACTACGAGTTTAGAGGGCAGAGTTTGGTGTGGTTTTGAGAGTAGAATAATCTTATCAAAATATTGTTACATATTTGTTGAATTATGGGATATGGTGATATCAGGAGGCGATAAAATTGGAATCACAAATACCTAATAATGCAACTGCTTTTCTGTTGAAATTTGTTAAACCAGAATATGAAAAGGATTTTATTCATGGAAAGATTCGTATGAATCCACTTAGTTATTTTATCAAGTTAGAAAAAGAAGAAGGGAAAAGAGGTGTAGGTGATGCTTTGGAAGCTTCAGCTGTATATACAGATGTCGAAATGACAATAATGGACCCTGAAACTGATGAAGTGTTAGCTAAAGGTAGAGCAGAGAGAATAAATTTTTATTCCAATGATAGAGTTAAATCTCCAGTTTTGTGTATGTATTCCGTTGATAAAGATGTTTTACAAATAGAGCGCGAAGATGAAAGTACAATAGATGCTTTTCCTCAAATCGAAAAAGGTGAACTAGAAAAACTGATTTCAGCTTACAGTGATAATATGTTGATTATTAATGCTAAACCCTTTATGGATAGAGTTAAAGAAAAGTGTGAGGAATTACAGATAGACTTTAAAGCTGAAAAAGTGAAATATCATGATTTCAGTAAAAATTATTCAGACAGAACAAGTAAATACCTAGATTTAGATAGTTCAGACATTTGTTTTATAAAGGATGACTATTTTAAAGCCCAGAATGAATATCGGTTACTATTGGAAAATGTAAGTACAGAAAGTTATTATATTTTAGATATCGGTGATATATCTGACTTAGTTACAAAATTTAAAATAAGCGATTTCTTTAGTGGAAGATACCAAATTACCTTAAAGAAACAAATGATTAGCATCTAGTAATAGATGCTTTTTTAATTATGTAAAGCAATTAGCATAATGGGGTGATGCCATTGGACATCGTAGTAACGATTCCTAAGAGTGAATATGTAAATGATGATAAAGAAACTGCTGTTTATGAACAAGGTGGATATGAACAATTCTGGCAACTATCCAGACAACCTAAAAAGCTAAACATTGGTGATAGAGTGTATTTCGTAAAAAATGGATATATTGAGTCATCAATGAAAGTAATACAAATCGAAACAAAGGCGACTGCGTCATGTGAGGTAACTAATCGCACATGGAATGGTTGTCTTATTTTTATGGATGATTTAAGGCAAGAACAATTAGAACAAGTAAGAGGCTTCCAAGGCTTCAGGTATAGGTGGTGGTGATTATGAGATATGGCTAATTGGGATGAAATTAAACAGGAGTGGGAAATCACAAAAATAACACTTGCTGATCTTGCTGAAAAGCATGAGATAAAGCTTGGTACATTGAAGAGTCGTAAGAGTCGTGAAAAGTGGTCGAGGGATGCAACTGAAAAGGATGCAACCAAAACTAAGAAGGTTGCAACCATAAAAGAGGATGCACCCAAAGAAAAAGAAGTCGTTGAATCAGAAGAAGTTACCACCATGGATTTAGAAGGTGATGACGGATTAACTGATAAACAACGGCTTTTTTGTATGTATTATGTTCGTTCACTTAATGCTACCAGTGCATATAAAAAGGTGTATGAATGTAGCTATCAAACAGCTATGGCAAACGGTAGTAGGTTGCTAAGTAATGCTAAGGTGAAAGAAACTGTTGTTGAATTGAAAAGGCAAAGACTCGAAAGTTTAGATTTAGACAAATTCGATGTACTAGAGAAGTACAAAGCTATTGCCTTTGCAGACATAACCGACTTCATAGACTTTACCCAAGTCGAGTCAGAAGCGACAGAAACATCGGTTGAATATAATCCTGATGGTTCAAAGAAGTCTGAGAAAACAGAAGTTGTACCGTATACGTACACCAAGTTTGCTATGCATCATTCAGAAGAGATTGACGGAACACTCATAACTGAATTGTCGAAAGGTAAAGACGGCATGTTCAAAGTTAAACTCGCTGATAAGATGGCAGCACTTGCGTTCCTTGCGAAGTATACTGATTTACTTAATGAAAACGAGTTGAAGAAATTGAAAGAAGAGAAAGTCAAAGCTGATATTGCAAAGACTCGTTCCGAAACAAAGGGTAATGGCATTGCAACTGCAAACACAGTTGATTTGAGCAGTTTAACTGTAGAGGAGTTGAGGGTACTTGCTGCAAGAAATAAATGATGAGCAATTAGATGCGCTAGCTTACGAAGCAAGAAAAGAACTCGCTCGTCAGTTTTATCGTGATTATGTGGAGTTTGTACACCATGGTCATTATGAACACTACAGGCATACAGAGTTAGTTTGCGAAGTGCTACAGCGTATTGCAGACGGTGAGCAACTTTCAGTGTTAATTGAAATGCCTCCTCGTCACGGAAAATCAATGACGGTAACAGAATCATTCCCAAGTTACTACTTGATGAAAAACCCTGATAAGCGAGTTATTGCAGCTGCTTATTCAGATGGGTTAGCAAAAAAATTCGGTCGATTGAATCGCAATAAATTCAATGAGTTTGCTCATGAATTATTTAACGTTCAGTTATCGGAAGCGAATGCAGCAGTTAAAGACTGGGGCGTTGAAAATAGACCAGGTGGCATGATAGCCACAGGTATCGGCGGTTCAATCACGGGTCAAGGTGCTGATTTAATGATTATTGATGACCCAATTAAAAACATGAAAGAAGCAAGCTCGCAAACCATCCGAGACAACATATGGGATGAATGGGAAGCGACACTTGTAACTCGTTTACATGATGGGGCATCGTTAATAGTCATTATGACACGCTGGCATGAAGATGATTTAATCGGTCGTTTACTTGAGCGTAGCCCTCGTAAATGGATTCGTTTGCGGTTACCAGCTATTGCAGAGGACGAAAATGACTTACTAGGTCGAGCACAAGGAGAAGCATTATGTCGTGAACTGGGGTTTGACGAACAATGGGCGGCTGATAAAAAATCAGAGGTTGGTAGTCGTACTTGGAACGCACTTTATCAACAAAGACCTTCACCTGCAGGTGGTTCCATCTTTAAACGTGAATGGATTCGCTATTATGTACGGACAGAGGAGCAAAAACGTCAGTGGGGCTTGAGTGACAACGTTATTGTACTTCCTGTTCATTTTGATAAATTGGCTCAATCTTGGGATTGTGCTTTTAAAGATACATCCACAAGTGATCCAGTGGCAGGTGGTGTATGGGCTCGCAAAAAGGCCCAATACTTTCTTTTAGATGTAGACCATGGTCGTAAGGGATTTGTAGATACCATAAAAGCCATACGTGCTATGTCTGACAAATGGCCACAAGCTAGGAGCAAATATGTTGAGGATAAAGCAAATGGTTCAGCAGTAATTGAAATGCTACAAGATGAAATAAGTGGCATTATACCTGTTAATCCGGATGGAGGGAAGGAGGTACGTGCACATGCGGTATCACCACTGTTTGAAGCAGGCAATGTTTTTTTACCTCATCCGAATATATGCTCGTGGACAGAGGATGTAATAGAAGAACTTGTATCCTTCCCTAACGCAGCTCATGACGATTTGGTGGATATGACGACACAAGCATTGAATCAACTCTACACAAATAATTCTAATCCAATTGATCGCTATAAAAATTTATTAGGAAGGTAGGTGAGAATATGAAATCCCTAGACCAAGCAAAAGAGATGAGAGCTGACTTCATGCAAGGGAATGGTAAGGCTAATACTAAAGATAAGCTGACCAGACAGATTGCTGGTGTTGGTCGTAAGTTATCACATGATGAAATCACTAATTTGTATGGTGATAGCCGCATTGTGCAAAACATTATTGATATCCCAGCTGAGGATATGACACGTAATTGGTTCACCTTGAAAATGGAGGACGAACAATTAGCTCGTAACATCATGAGTAAACTTGCTGATCTTAAAGCAAAAAAAGCGTTTAAAGAAATGTTCACTTATGACCGTCTCCGTGGAGATGGTTTTATTAGTTTAGGAGTGACACAAGCTGAAAAATTCGAATTAAGTGATGAACTTCCACTAAACAAATTGTTTACAGTGGACTACTTACACGCTTTTAGTTCAATGAAAGTAAATGAGTTCCTAATCAATGAAGATGTATTCGATATTAACTATGGCAAATTGGAGCAATTACGCATTAATCGAGCATCTAGTCACAGCTCACAAACACAAACATCTGAATCATCCGTACACATCTCTCGCTTGCTCCACAGCCAGACAAGGCGGATGGAAGGGGAAGCACAAGGGCGTTCACTTTTAGAGCCGTTATACGACATTCTAACGGTTTTTGACACGTCTGTATGGTCAGTTGGTCAAATTCTTCATGATTTTACCTTTAAAGTGTATAAATCAAAGGATATTGATAATTTATCTTCACAAGATAAGCAACAATTGTCTATGATTATGGACTATATGTTTAGAACCGAAGCTTTGGCGATGATAGCAAATGATGAAGAATTGAAAAAAGAGGTAACGTCAGTAGGTGGCATTAACTATCTGTTGGATTTCGTATGGGACCTACTCGCTGGTGCAGCTCGTATGCCAAAAACAGTCATCAAAGGGCAAGAATCAGGGACCATTACTGGTGCTCAATATGATGTGATGAACTATTATTCTCGCATCGTAGCAGATCAAGAGAATGATATGAAACCGCATCTAGAAAAGCTAATTCGTATGTTATTAATGGCTGAAAAGGAGTTAGAAGGACGTATTAACCCTGAATCATTAGAGTGGGAAATACAATTTAACCCTCTTTGGAACGTTGATGCTAAAACAGATGCTGAAATACGTAAGCTCGTTGCAGAAACAGATCAGATTTACTTACTCAATAATATTATTACTGCTGATGAAATTCGTGAGGCACGCTTTGGTCAGTTTGGGTTGTCAGATACTCTTAAATTCAGTGGAGATGAAGCTGATTTGAAGAATCTTGCTGATAAAGTATACAAAGGGTATCGTGATCGCCATGAGTAAAAAGATTCCGATAACACGTTTCCCAGATGCGGCAGCCGTTACGTACAGTCGAGACATCCGAAAAATGATTCTTGAGTTGGGAGATGAATCCCTAAAGCAGTTTGAAAAGTGTGTAGTGCCATTGTTAAACGATCAAAGGCAGGACTCTACAGAATACTTAGTTGACGGGATATTCGACAACATTAAACGAATGTTTAAAGCATTAGCGAATAAAGCCTCTAAGTCATTCAGTGAGCGAAGAAGACTTTCAGCAGCTAAAAGGTTCGTAAATGGCGTTAATCGGTTTAATAGACATAACATTACTAATCAACTTGCTGTAAGAGGGATTGATCTAGCGCAACGAGAACTATGGCTAGAGACATACCTAGTCAATAAAATCAAAGACAATGTGAGTTACATCAAAAACATTGAAGAGGATTATCGGAGCGAGGTTGAGAATGTAGTTCGAAAAGGCGTTCAGGAAGGGCAATCTATCAAACAGATACGTCAGTCCATACTAGAACGAGTGGATGTTGCTGAAAGTAGAGCGCAATTCTTAGCTGTTGACCAAGCTGGATCAATACTAGGTCAAATGACAGCCGAAAGGCACCAGAGTATAGGTATTGAAAAATTCGAATGGTATGATTCGGCTGATGAGCGTGTACGAGATACACATAAAAGGCTTAGTGGTAATGTATTTTCTTACGATGACCCGCCAGAAGTAAATGGTCGGAAGGTGTTACCTGGTGAGGATTATCGTTGTAGGTGTGTTGCTATTCCTGTTTTTGATGATGAAGAATAAAAGGAAATGAGGAAAATAAATGAATATGCAAAAATTAGAGCTTTATGCACAACAATGTTTAGTTTCAAATAAACCTATTCAGTTGTTAATAGATATGCCGGGTTTTGATGCTCCTGAATTAATTATCAACCCACCTGAAAATATCGAAAAGAAAATGGAGTACTACAAGTCAACTTATGATAAAGAGTGTGAACATAAACATGCAAAAGGTATCCGTATTGTGGATGTGGTTTACAACGAAAATTCTCAAGGTGTCTCAATTTCTGCTACAGAATTGAAAACAGGACACATTCGTTATAGTAAATCAACTTATGTAGGTGAAGCGTCAGATGATGTTACTGTAGAGGGTAGTGTTGAAGATGTATTGAAAATATTAACAGAATTTAAAAATAATTAATTATCCTTTGAGGTGATAGTACATGAAGGGTTACACAGAAATTCCAAACATCGTACTTATAATTTGGATTATTTTATCAATCATAGCTACAGCATTAATTACTTTATAACAAATAAATATTTCTGTCGGAAGGAGGTGAAACATTGAAACTACAACGCTACGACACATCTTATATAAAAGACTACATGGAAACACCAGAAGGGTATTTAACGGTCAATGTACCGATTACTCGTCCTGGTGTTTTTCCATATCAACGACAAGATGGAACAGTCCAGATGGAGGCAAAACTACCTGATGAAATCTTTAGCGACCGCACTATTCGTTCAGCACGCTCTAAGCCAGTTACAGATGGCCATCCAAATGAGCCAGTAACAATTGATAACTATCAAGCCTATGCAAAAGGTATGAGTCATACAGATTCGCGTGTAGAGGACTTCAAACTCTATATTTCATTAACCGTAACAGACAAAGCTCTCATTGAGAAAATTCATGAGGGGTACAACGAAATTAGTATTGGTTTCTTATCGGATGTTGTTGCAGAAAGTGGAACATATAACGGTGATCAGTACGAATATGTTCAGCGTAATGTTGAAATTAATCACATAGCGATTGTTGAAAAAGGACGAGCAGGTCCAGAAGTTGCTATTCGTGCTGATTCAGACGCATGGCAAATTGATAGTGAAGAAAAACCAGAAGGGAGCCAAAAGAAAATGGCGAAAATCAAAATTAAAGATACTGAGTATGAAGTAGATGATGCAGTAAAAGCTCATATTACATCACTAGAAAAGAAAGCTAACGAGAAAGAAAAGGAACAAAAAGGCGACTCAGTTGATACATTGGTTGGTCGTATTGATGCTTTAGAAGCAAAGCTCGAAGTAAAGCAAGCAGAGCTAGACGAAGCGAAAAAGAATGTCTTTTCAGAAGATGAAATGAATACGAAAGTTGAAGCACGAATTGCATTAGTTGGTGCTGCAAAACCACTTTTAGGTGATTCATTCGACTTCACAGGTAAAACAGATCGTGAAATCAAAGAAGCAGTCATTTCAACAACTAAACAGGACTTTAAAGGCGATGGTAAATCAGACGATTATATCAACGCTTTTTTTGATGCAACTGTGGAGCAAGTGCAGTCAAATGGCTTTTCTAGCACTGGTGCCAATAGCGCATATACTGGCGATGCTGGTGGTGATAAAGCATTACAAGAAATGAAAAACCAACGCTTAAACATGCGTTCATAAGGAGGACATATACATGCCTATTACACATTATCCTGATTACATGCAGCCAGCGGGTAAAGCTGGTCAATTATCTAGTTATCAAGATTATTTAGCAGACACATACGCAGTGGAGCAAACAGTACCATTTGGTGCAGCCGTACAACTAAATGCAACAGGAACAGCGATTAAGCCAATCGCAACAGGCGGCACAGTTATTGGTATCGCTTTAGCTCAAAATATCCATGATTACGTAGAAAAGAAAGACGATCAGAACTATCCAGTAGGCGAGCCTGCTGCCATCGTTAAACGTGGTCGTATTTTTGTAGTTGCTGGTGGCGACGTTATCAACGGCCAAGCTGTAAAAGTAGATCCTGTTACTCAAAAGTTTACTGTAGATGGTTCAGTAGAAGTGAAAAACGCAGTGTTTAAAGCCAATGCTTCAGCAGATCAATTAGTAGAAATCGAAATTAACTTACCTTAATCAAGGAGGAAACTATATATGACAATTCAAGCTTATCGCGGAGATGCTTTAATCCGCCCACAAGACTTAAATGCTATTGACAAACGCATTTATGAGCCACACGCTTCAGAATTAAAAGCGCGTTCAATCTTCTCGTTAAAAACTGATATTCCAGCAGGAGCGAAAACGTATAGTTATGATGTTTTAACACGTTCAGGTGCTGCTAAAATTCTAGCACCAGGTGCAACGGATGTACCATTAGTAGATGCAGATTTAACAGAAGAAACAGTGAAAATCTATTCAATCGCTGCTGCATTCAACATTTCAGTTCAGGAAGTTCGTGAAGCTCAAATGGCTGGTCGTGCTATCGACGTTACAAAGGCTGATACAGTCCGCAAAGCCATTGCTGAAAAGGAAAACCAAATTGCTTTTTCTGGTGACAAGACGCACGGCATTAAAGGCTTAACGGATTCAGTTGGTATTCAGGTATATGCAACACCACAGAACAAGGGTGGCACATCTACAAAATGGGCAGATAAAACAGGCGAGGAAATTGTTGACGATATTATCGAAGCGAAATCTAAAGTTGATATGTTAAACGGCCATGAAGCTGACACGTTACTCTTAACACCTGACGCAAAGAAGCAACTTCAAAAGAAAGTATTCAATGAATTTACGAAGCAAACTGCTTTACAGTACATTCAGTCAGAAAACTTCTTTAAACGTATTGAAACGATTAATGATCTAAAAGGAAAAGGATTAGCTAGCACAGATTGCTTTGTTGTCTTAGATTCTTCACCAGACGTTGTAGAACTTGGTATACCTTTAGATATCATGCGTCATCCACAAGAATACGCATTCCCAAATACCAAAGTGCCATTTGAAGAACGTACAACAGGCTTAATTATCCGTTATCCAATGGCTATTTGCCGTGCGGATGGAATTTAAGGGGGAATAATCGATGTTAGTACAGAACAAAGGAAATCATTCGTACACAGCCAATGATTTAACTCTTAATCCGGGTACAAATAAAGTGGATGAGAAGGAGTTTGAATATTTTCTTACTCATCCACTGATGAAGCACCTTAATGACAAAGGTGAATTTGTATATGACAGTGACAAAGCAAGACCTTCGGCCAAGGATGCGATTGCAATGATTGAAGATGCGTTTGATATCGATATGTTGGAGTCTCTGAAAGTTGAAGAAGATCGCAAAACAGTACTGGATGCCATCAATAAACGCATTGAAGAATTGAAAAATCCCGAAAAATAGGAGGGATTCACATGCTATTAACGTCATTAGAGCGCATTCGTATGCTTAGTGATGAATTTACTTCTATTTCAGATGACCGATTAACAATGTACATTGAGGATGCTTCCTTAGAAGTGTCCTCTTTGTCTGTCCCAGAGTTATATCAAGAGCGATTAGCACGTTATTTAGCTGCTCATTTAGCTGTTTTAAGTGCATCCAAGGACCAATCAGTAATCCGTGAGAAAGTTGACGTTATTGAGCGTCAATACAGCGATCCGAACAAAAATATCGGTTTGTTAGGGACGAAATATGGTCAAGAATATCAACGAATTATGGATGAGTTGGCTGATCAATTAAAACCAAAGAAATCAATTAATTTGGTGGTGCTTTAATGGGTGTACGAATAAGGATAAGGGGTACTAATCGAATCCCGCAGTTAGTGCAATCTATACGAGAACTCAGGGACTTTGAAATAGAAGTCGGTATTTTTGGAAGTGATGACTCTTTTTATGCCATGATTGCAGCTGTTCACGAATTTGGTATCACTATACGTAAAGAAACAGGATCTATAGTGATTCCTGAACGTTCTTTTTTGAGGTCCACATTTGATGAAAAAAATGATGAATGGATCAAATTCGTAAAGAAACAACTACCTAAATTATTGGATGGACAAATGAGTGCTCGTACAATTTGCGAACGATTAGGGGCAAAGATGGTAGGAGATATCCAAAAGAAGCTCACACAATTAGATGACCCGCCTAATGCTCCGTCAACGATTGCTAAGAAAGGGTCAAGTAATCCATTAATCGATAATGGTATTTTACGAAGACGAGTGACCTATAAGGTGGTGTCTGTATAATGCCTGAATTAATGATATTTAAACCTGTTATTGATGACCAAGGGGTACCGTTCATTGCTCATTTAATGGGTGAAGGTAGCTATGTGGACGGTGAATGGGTTAACGGTATTCCGCAAAAAGAGGAGTTAATAGGTATCATTTTACCACTTGTAGCAGGTTCGAAAAGTGTAGGTGAAGCACTTAGCTACATGGAGAATGGTAAGTACACAACAAAAGAAAAGAAATTACTTACCACATCTCTTCTTCCAGATGGCACTTTAGTTGAATACAGAGGAGAGAAATATACTATCCAAGCATTCACTGATTACACAGAATACACGGATGTAAACATCTACATCATGAGGTGGCGAGAGAAATGAATTTAGTTAAATTGATTCGTAAACAACTCGCTGAAGATACTGCATTAACAATTATTCGAGCTGATCAAACAGGAGACATACCAAAATTACCTTATGCCACTTATAAAGTAATAGGTGACCGCAAAGGTGTAGGACAAGTAGATGTATCCCATGTTAATAAGCCTGATGCCTTATCGGAAACACGAATACAAGAACGCAATGCAACTATATCTTTTAATACTTATGGAACTTCGCATGATAACGCTTTTGAAGTGGCTACTCAACTTCGGAAGTGGTTTGAGTGGCGTGGTTCTTTGTTTTTAGATGATATTAATGTTGCCATTGTAAATCTTACTGATGTAACTAACCGTACAACTTTTTTGTTAGATTCTTATGATGAAAAGTGGGGATTTGATGTAATCATTCGTTATCTAGATATTAATGAACACGATATAGATTACTTCGACAAAGTGGAAGTAGAAATGAAATTAGGAAGGTGATTAAATGCGCTATGTTGACGTGCAAATTTCAAGAGAGACAAAGCCAATTTCTGAAAAGGGATTTGGCTTACCATTGTTACTAGCAACAAGTAAAGAACTAGAATACAAAGAATATACAGGCATTGAGGATGTAGCAGCTGATTTTGATGAAAGTACAAAAGAATATAAATTGCTCTCTCGGATGTTTGGTCAAACGTTAAGACCAGCAGAAATAGCAGTACATGGTTTTGTTTATGCAAACGATGCAACCAAGCTAACATCAACAATGAATGAGTTAATTAAAACGCATAATGATTTTTATTATGTTGTATGTACTGAGCAGGGTGATGAAGCAATAACAGCACTAGCGGAATGGACTAACACCCAAGATAAGCTATATGGTGTCACAACATCAAATGTTGAACTGGCAGAAACACTAAAAGGGAAGTACGATAACACATTTATTCTTGTACATGATCAACCGGAGACATATGTAGCAGAGGGGTTAATTGGGGCGTGTGCACCTAAGAAAATTGGTGCATATACATGGACATTTAAAAATGTACAAGGTGTGCCAGCTGTGAAGTATGACAATACAATGATTAATCGTATTCATGAGGCTAATGCATCTACCTACATCAATGAAGCAGGTCTCTTAATAAATTCCAAAGGTGTTGCGACAAGTGGAGAGTACATTGATGTAATTCAGGCCACGCACTATTTAAAAGCACGTATTGCTGAAAGTGTATTTCGATTGCTTGCGTTAAGAGATAAAGTGCCTGGTACTGATACTGGTATTGGTTTAGCTGTTGCTGAGGTGGAGGGTGTATTGGCCTCTACAGTAGAAAATACAACAACTGGTGAAGGTATTATTGCTCGTGATGATGCAGGTAACCCAATGTACACAATTACATTCCCTAGGAGAAAAGATATTCCAAAAAATACCCTAGCACAACGTATTTTGCCAGATATTCAATGGACCGCAACTATTGCAGGAGCGTTCGAAAAAGTGCAAATTCGTGGCGTATTAACGGTTTAAGGAGGGGTTTAAATGGCAGAAACTTTTAATTTTAAAGACACAGTTGCGATTGTTGGTGGCATAATCCTTACAGGTTTTATGGATGGCACGCCAATCGAGGCTGAGAAGAATGAAGATACCTTTAGTCAACATGTAGGTGCTGATGGTTCTGTTACTTACAACGAATCAGCAGACGAAACAGGTACTTTCACGTTTACATTAAAACAAGATTCTAGTGTAGTTCCTATGCTAGATGCGTTATTAAAATCAAAGGAATCATTCAATGTGTCACTCAATGATGCAAAACGCAAGAAACGTGTGAGTGGTTTGGATTGTCGTTTTTCTAAGAATCCAAACTTCTCGCGTGGAGCCGAAGTTGAAGGTGTTGAATACACAATTCTAGCAGCACAATATAAGGAGGATTAATTACATGACTTTTAAACCAAAAACAAAAGAATTTACGTCAACAGCAGGTAATGAATACACATTCCAAAATGTACCCAATTCCAAGCAAGCAGAAATTATCGATATTGGTACAGGGCTACAAGGGAAAATTCTTAATTCAAGAATGATGCCACAAATGTTAGAACATGTAGTCGTTGTACCAAGTGGTTTAAAAATGGATGAATTTGAAACGTGGGAAGAGTTAGAGGAGGTCACTACCGCAGCCTTTAACTTTCTTCGAACAGGACAGTAATAAATTAAAAAAAATCTCAGGGGTGCATAGCATCCCTTCTTTTTATGAAAAAGCAGCAGGTGAAAAATGGTGGAAGTACGTAATTGGATATCACTACAAAATTAATCCACATTCAGTGGAGCAGTGGGATAACGATACCATTCTAGAAACACTCGCATCCTTAAAAATGTTAGGGGTGATTAAATGACCAGTGCTAGTATGCGTGATATGTATGTAGGTATCTATTTCAGGGACGAAGCAACAACAACTTTACAGCATTTGAATCAGGTCATGGATAACATTGAAGATGAAATAGTCAATGTTGGTCAAGGATTAAATCATACGACACAGGGTTTTAACCACTTTGGTCATGCAGGTATATCAGCTTCACAAAACGTTGCACACGGATTAAATAACGCCGAAACGGAGGCTGGACAATTAAATCAAGAAGTTCAACACGTCAGTAAAACATTAAACGGTTTTAAATCAATGATGCGTGGACTTGCAGGAATAGTTGCTGGTGTATTTGCTGTTAATAAGGTGAAAGAGTTTGGTCTAAGTTCAATCGAGGCAGCCGCAGGGTTCCAAGCGATGGATGCACAGTTTGAACAGGTTTTTACAGGGATGCAAACAAAATCAGAAGAAAGTTTAAATAAAATCGCCAAGGATACAGGGATGTTACCAGAACGGTTAAAAGGTAGTTTCACTCAGATAGCAGCATTTGCAAAAACTACTGGAGTAGATACAGCTGATGCTTTAGATTTAACAAAACGAGCTACCTTCGCTGCTGCTGATAGTGCGGCGTTTTATGACCGTTCGATTGAGCAAGTTATTGAAAATATGCAATCGTTTTTAAAAGGTAATTATGAAAATGATGCAGCGCTAGGTATTTCTGCTACCGAAGCAACACGTAATGCTAAAGCTAATGAATTGTATGGTAAATCCTTTACTAAATTAAGCGAGGCCCAAAAGCAACTAACTTTAATGGCCATGGTTGAGGATGGAAACAAGTTGTCTGGAGCACTAGGGCAAGCATCTCGTGAAGCCGATGCATATGAAAATCAGCTAGGTAACTTAAAACAGTCCTGGACTAATTTCAAAGGGAAAATCGGTGGTCCATTATTAGAACCGTTCGTACTGTCAATGAAATCAGCATCGCAATGGATTGAAAACTTAGATACTGACAAGTTGGTCAATAAAATCGATCAAGTAGTTTCTTTTGTTGGAACTGCAAAAGAGACAGTAATGTCTTTGGTGTATGATACTGGTGAAGTATCAGACTTATGGCAAAACTTTGGCTTACCTAAAGAAACAAGTGACCAAATTGCATCTTTTGCAGACACCATGAAAACTACATTTGTAGCAGGTATAGGTGTTGCAGAAACAGCCTTTAACGGATTTAAAACAGGTTTAGGCTGGGTAATCGATAATAAAGAAGTAGTTATAGCTGCAACAGCAGGTATTGCAGGTGCATTCGCAACATTTAAAGTAATTTCTACAGTCAACACTCTAATGACAGCGTATCAAGCTAGTACATTCGCGTCTACAGTGGCTACACAAGGGTTTAATGCAGCTCTTAGGGCAAATCCGATTGGTATGGTCGTTACTGGCGTTGGTTTACTTATTGCAGGTGGAGTAGCTTTATATCAGAATTGGGATACTGTTAAAGCTAAAGCTATACAACTGTGGCAAGTTATTGATAATAACCCTATCCTCTCTTTTTTAACTGGACCAATAGGAATGTTAATTAAGGCAGGCGTTACGATATATCAAAATTGGGATACTATCACCAATAACTTCAATAGATTTAAAAATGCAATTACCAATTTTAAATTACCAGGGTGGGTTACATCCATCGGGAGTACGATTGGTAAAGCAGCAGGTGCAGTTGGTAATTTTATCAGTGGTTCCCATGCTACAGGTCTTGAAAACGTACCTTACGATGGATACGTGGCCGAACTGCATAAAAACGAGGCTGTATTAACTGCTCAACAATCCAACACGCTTCGATCAATGGGAATTTTGTCGTCTAACAGTGATGGTACACCAGCGATTGATATGTCAGCGGGAATAAGGTCTACCAACAGCGACAGTCAAAATACTAACAGTTTAGTGTCCAGTAATTCCAGTATGCCTAACGCTGAGGGAACAAAAGGCCCTTCTTTAGAATCTGGTATGTTACCTACAGCTCAAGGACATCAAATCAATATTGATATGCCGATTCAAATCAACGCTTCCTCAGATAAAATTAATGAAATTGCTCGATTAATTAAAGAAAAAGTGCCTCCTATTGTTCGAGAGGTCATTTCCGATATCATAGATACAGAATTTCAAGCTATTTAGGTGGTGATAGGAATGCCCTACATTAAAGATGTTTTAATCGATGTCATAACAAAGGTGTCAATGCCTGAGTCTTCTACTACAACTGATCATGCTCTTGAGGATGGCGAACAGACAACTGACCATGTGAAAAGTAATCCTATCACCATCTCCTTAACAGGTGTAATACTTGATGAGACTGAGGCAAAAGTGCTTAAACTTCGAGAATACCGAGAAAAGGGTGTGATAATAGATTTTGATTACATGACAAAACTAAATCATGTAGTTATCACTGACTTCAATCGTGATTACGAAGCTAGAGTAAAAGACGGCTACGCCTTCACGATGACCTTGAAACAAATAAAAGTAGGTAAGGTTGCTAAGTTTGTTAGTGTATCTATCCCAGTTAAAAAGCAGACAAAGGCTGTTACTAAAAAGGGTCGACAGCAAACGAAAAAGACACCTACTACAACAGCAAAAACCACTAAAGAAAAATACACGACACCACCTAAAAGTTCATCAGGTGGTTGGGCAGGAATGGAGGGGCGCAAATGATGGATGAATATATTGACATCGATAAAAATGAGATACCATATTCCTTTGAAATAGAGCTTGCGGGAGAAGTATTTGAAATTGAAGTCAATTACAATCAAACGCATGACTTTTTCACTGTAGATTTATTCAAAGATGGTGGTGTTTTAGTTATTGGAGAAAAACTAATCCTTAACCGCCCTTTATTCAGAAACCGTGTAAACATTGACTTGCCAAAAGTACAAATAATTCCTAAAGACCGAGCTAATTCAGCTACTCGTATTACCTACGAAAACCTGAACGAGACGGTCTTTTTATATGTGGTAGGTGAATCAGATGAGTAATTTATTCATGCGAAAAACTACTTTTTTAGTGAGTGGCCGAGAGATTACGGATCCACTCACAATTAAATTTAGTGTGCCATTCGGCGACAATGAAAAAGTAGATACGATTGATATTCAAGTTTATAACCTCAAGGATGAAACTATTAATTCAATTTCTATAAATCAAGCTGTTATTTTAAGTGCTGGCTACATTGATGATAATGGAGTAATTTTTAGTGGCTCACTAAAGAAAAAAGAAACGAAGTGGGAAGGGTTAGATAAGATCACAACATTTAAGTGTGTTGATTGTAGTTTGGACTATACAAATGGTGTTGTGAAACGAACATATGGACGAAATACTCATGCATCACTCATATTACGCGAATTAGCCCGTGATGCAGGACTTGCCATCGGGGATATAGATTTACCAGTAGATTTTGTGTATCGCTCAGGTAAAGTACTCAATGGCAAAATTAAATTCCAAATTGCTGAAATCGCGAAGGATTGCAAAGCAAAACAGTATGTAAATAAAAATCGGCTTTATGTACGTGACCGAGCTAAAGGTAACAATATCGGGCTTGATATATCGAAAGAAACAGGATTAATCGATGATCCAGAAGAAGTTGAAGAAGAAGTAAAGGAAGTAAAAACCGAGAAAAAAATTGAGAAAAAAAGTGATAGAAAGAATGGAAAAACAGATAAAAAAGGCGAGGAAAAAAAGTCCGTATCCAAGCCTGCTAAGAAAAGGCTTAAAGGCTACAAAATTAAGATGTTGTTAAATCATAAAGTCACAACAGATGTCATTATTAAACTTACGTCCAGAAATGTTAGTGGACTGTTTCGGGTATCAAAAGGTGAACATAAAGGGGATACGTCAGGAACAGAATACTACACAGAATGCGAGGTGGTGCCATTATGACAATTGGTCAGTTTGTAGGGGATTCAATTGAAGAGAGTTTGATGAATATGAATACATGTTTAATCTGTGAAATACTCGAAGTTGATATGAACTTATTTAAAGCTGATGTCCAACCACTTAACGGATCGGCAGAAACTCCTATTTTGGATGTACCATTTAGTTTTTGGCAGACAGAACAATTTGTTATTCAAATACCCTTTAAAAAAGGTGATAAAGTACTTGTAGTTTGTTCTCAAGCTGATATAGACCCACTATTGTTTGGTGGAGGTGAGGCTGCTAGTCGTTCATTTAGTGCTAACGATGCCCTAATAGTTGGTGGTATTAACCTTTTTACGAATCCAATTCAAAATGAACATCCTGATGATGTGGTTATCGGGACTAAGGATTTTCAGACAAAAATCGTATTAAAAGATGATGGAGAAATCATGGTGAAATCATCCAAGTTTAAAGTTGAAGCCGATGATATAGAATTAACAGCTGGCAATATTACTGCAAATGGTAAGGATTTAACTGCAGCTTCAGTGTAGGAGGTAGGTTATGCATACACTTAAATATGACGATGATGGTGATTGGTTGCTAAATGAACTTGTGCATGGTGACGATCAACTAATTCAAAATTATAAGCATCTATTACGTACGCGAGTAAAGGAATGGATGTTCAACGATTATCACGGTTTCAGGCGAGATGTAATCGAAAAAAAGCTGCCAAATAAAAAGGAAATTGTGCAAGCAATGCATGATTGTCTGTATCAAGAACCACGTACAGCGGAGGTCCTAAGTGTAGACTATGATTTTAATCGGATAAAAAGGCATTTATCCATAAACTTTAGAGCACGTACGACACTTGGAACGGAGGTAGGAGGTGAAGTAGTTGTTAACCAAATTTGGGTTTAAAAGAATGAGGACAGTTGATTATTTACCAATCATCGAAGAACAGGCCCGAGAGTTGTTTGGAGAAGATGCAGATTTATCAGACCTCACACCATTAGGTAAATTCATCCACTTACAAGCCCAACAACGAGCTGAGGACAATGAGGAACTCGAAAATGTCTATAATTCTCGTTTTGTTGATACAAGCGAGGGAGCATCTTTAGAAGCCAATGTTAAACGCGTAATTACAAAGAAACGATGGATTAAAGCCACTGGCGAGGTCGTAGTTAATTTAGACAAAGGTGCCAAAATAAATATAGATGATTTATTTAGAACGCGATACAACGTATATTTTAAAGCATTAGAGGCTGTTGATGCTGTAGAAGATGGAAATTATCGTGTACCTGTCGAAGCCCTTGAATATGGAGCTATCGGCAATGTAGAGCCTCATGACATCTCAATCATTGTAAATCCGCAGAGTGGCATCAATTCGGTAACGAATCCAGATGCTTTTTTTAATGGTCAAGATGAGGAAACGGATGAAAAATTGCAGGACCGTTATTATGAATCATTAGGAAAGTTAGGCTCTAGACGTATTGAGTCAATCGAAGCAAATGTGCTTGACGATGTGCCTGGTGTACGTGCTGCTGTGGTGATTGAAAATGACACAAATGTTGAAGATGCAGATGGTCGGCCTCCAAATTCGTTCGAAACGGTGGTATTAGGTGGCCTAGATGAAGACATTGCAATGGCTATATTCCGTAAAAAGGGCGGAGGAATTCGTGCGTATGGATCAACTGTTTTTACTTATACAGACAACAGAGGTATTGTGCATGAAATAGGCTTTACACGCGCTACAACGGTCAGTGTGTATGTAAGAGTGTATATCGATAAGAGCAATCAATTTCCACTTAACGGTGACGATTTAGTCATTGGTCAAATTGTTAAATACATTGGAGGTACGTATAACGATGTACTTTATCCTGGTGTTGGTATGAGTAAAGATGTTGTTTGTACAAAAGCAGAGGCTCGTGTTTTATCCATTGATGGTGTTGATGATGTAAGGGTTGAGTTTTCGATAGATGGACTTACTTATGAACCTCAGAACGTTCTTATCGCTTTCCCAGAAGTGGCCGAAACAGATGAATCGAAAATCGAGGTGTTGCCTCTTGAATAATCAACGATTACAAACACTATTAGACCGTATGCCTCAGCAATTTTCTCAAAAGGAGGATAGTAATAACTATAAACTACTTAAAATTATTGCGGAAAATAGTGTAGAAAATCTATCTATCCAGCAAACAATTTTAAAGTATTGGGACGTGGATCGGTCAGAAGGTTACGGATTAGACCGATTAGGTAAGGACGAGGGTATTTCTCGTGGTAGTTGGGATGATGATGAATATCGCAAGATGATTAAAATTCAATGCATTCTCAATCTTTCGGAGGGCGACATCGAAACAATGAACCAAATCATGGATGCCTATATGGGCCATGATTTTATTGGTTTTGAGGAAGGTTGGCGAGAGTTTGAACCAGCAACATTGCTATTGAATATTCGGTCATCAGCTAAAAACAGTCCTGATGAACTAGTTAAAAGAATTAAGACCACAGGGGTTGGAATTTATATTTTTTTAAATGAATTAAATGATTTCTTGATACTACATGCTGGCACCTATGCATGGCCTATCAATTATAAAATATGTGGCCGTTTTAAAACTGCAGAAACGCATGGGGCTTTAGGAAATGAAATATTAAGCGTTTCAAACGATGCTTATGGTTTCAATATGAACAATCGAATTTGTGGCCGATTTAGAGCAGGAGGTGTGAGGAATTGAATGAAATACAACCGTTGATGATAGATATAACGCAGCAATTCTTAAGTAATCTTGTAGCAGGAGCCAAGGTAACGATTGATGGGGTCGTACATGACAAAGAAATCTATCATACTAGCACAAAGTTTGGGCTAAGAAAGTATGTGAAATTGTCTTTAGAAAAAGGCTTAGTTACACGTGCTGCTTTAGTCGATAGTTATGGGCGTGAATTGTACGTTAAAACAATGAATTATCAAAAGGGTTCACAGGGGTATGTTATCGCATTTCCTCTACAACTGGAAGCGAAGGAAGTGAGAGTAAGTGAATAATCTAATGAATGGCGAGATACCTTTAAAATTCAAAAAAAATCCTTATGAACGTACACAATGGCATGATGATGCTACAGACCCTGTGACAGGTGAAATTATCGATGAGGGAACTCCTTTCATGTCAGAATTTGCGAATAATTTTGAGTGGGGAATCTACAATGCTTATCGAGTTTTGATAGAACACGCTCGTCAAATGCAACGTATACAAGTTCAACTTGAGCTAGATGGCCGTGTACCTGGCAACTCAGGGACATTTTCTGATACATTGGATGGCAGCTCAAACAAAATTAAATTAGACACAGCTTTGACTGATGTCATTGAGCCTGTGGCAATCGATACAACTACTTTAAAAGTGGCTAGTGTTGATGGTTTTACGCCATTTACGCAAGTCACTATTTTTGATGATACAAATACTGAAGATGTATTAATTACAGCAATCGATGCGAGTGCTAAGACTATCACTGTACAGGCTCTTGCATTTGGGTACAAAAAAGGCGCTAAAGTGGCTCGTAGTAATGTGGTTATTGATATTACCAACGCCGAAATGGGTGTCGGTGATTGGCAAACGTACAATGTCGAACTAGTGGAGGTGGTCTAGATGAGTACAGTAGTAGCACAGCCGTATAGTACGGCGGGATATGGTGGACGTAAATTAGTTAGGTTATCGAATGGTTGGTTGGTTGCGGCATTAATCGAAAAGCATGCTACAGCCGCTAGAATTAGATGGTATGTTGCTAAAAACTCGGACACAAACGCGCAATCGGCTACATGGGAACCACTAACACGTTGGGAATTCACAACGACAAACGTTGTAGACGTTGCGATGGTATCTAGAGGAACTAACGTGTACACCGTGGCGACTATGGATAGTTCAGTTCCGAATAAACGTGTGTTTTCCTACAGTTTCGATGCACTAAGTGTGGCAGAAGTTATCTCGCCTGGCGGTCCGCAATTGACTGTCGACGAATCCCAAACAGCAGTAGGCAACGTTTCCCTAGTCATCAATCCACAAGGTACGGAATTACACGCGGTATGGGCGAGCAAAAATACAACTTACCCTAACTCATTTAATCTACGTTATGCAAAAGGAATGATAAACGGTAATGGTAGCGTAACGTGGTGGGCAATACAGCAAATATCTAGTTTTGGAGCGTCTGGGAACGATACTACAACACCTACTATCGTTTTGACTAAATCGAATCTTCCTGCAATATTTGCGCGGTATTACCACCTAAACAGCAACACAAATTATGTCGTGAATCATGTATACAACGGAGTTTCTTGGTTACAGCCAAAATACGTTTACAGCAGCCCGATACATGCCCAATTCTCAACATCAGCATTTGTGGACAAAGACGGCGTGATAGCTAATGTATGGCACGGATATGACGTAACACATACATCAACTTCCTATATCCGTTTCAGTAAATCGACAGATGAAGGAGTTACTTGGTCAACGATGCAAAAAATCGTTCCTGGTAAAAACGGAACACTTACTGTTGATAAAACGAACAAATACGTTATTACGTATGAAGATGCAGGCGTAATCAAACGAATTGAATCGACGAATAAAGGCGATACGTGGTCAGCTCCGGTAACAGTCGGAACAGGTACTAATCCCTCTAGTTTATATGACGTATCGTTCGCAGGACAATTTGGGAGTGCTCCTGCAACAATTTACCAAACATCATCATCCGTAGAATACATCGGCACTTATACAACAAACAACGCGCCGACAGTAACCCTTACATCGCCGGCCAACAATCAAACATTGTACGAAAACGATGCCCTTGATATCACTGGCGATTCCTACGATCCTGACAAAGATCAATCAGTGACAGTATATTACCAAATTAACAACGAACCTCGTAAAGTATTAGCTACAAATCTAAGCCAGACTCAAATATCCCTATCGAAACAGTTAATTTTTAAAGGTTCAAAACTGTTCGACGGAGAGATTGCTATTACAGGAGTTTTAGCTGATGGAGTAGCCCACACACTTAAAGTTTGGGCAGTAGACAGCGAAGGTGGACAATCAACCACTACAGAGCGTACATTTTACGTTGTGCCTAACAGAGCACCGTTACTTTCAGTAGATGCCATCATACCTAGCGGAATTATAGATACTGACAAATTTACGATCAGTGGTACATCAGGTGATCCAGATGCAAACGCTAATGTAAAAGTGTCTTATCGCATCAATGCAGGTAATACGGTAGATATTTATGATGGTGCAGGCGGGGCATGGGAATTTGAAGTGTTATTAGCTCAGTTAAAAGTTGGAGAAAATACGATTGTCGTTGAGGTAGTTGATAACTATGGAGCAAAGACTAGTAAAACGATAAAACTTAATAAAAACACTGTAAACACGCCTATTTTGCAATCTGTAGCGAGGTATAAAATCTCCCCTCCTAAAGGTTCCGCAAGAGGCGTTTTAATTTGGGTGCAGCGAGATGAAGACCTTGATTTAACGGTTGAGCTATCAATGACATTAGTTGGCGAGCAAGAGCAATATATTTTACTCGAAGCAGACCCAGAAAACATCGTAGATGTTTCAGAGGGAATTGTTGAAGATGAATATTACCACGAAACTGTAGAACCGAAGGACAATATCATTCTTAAACTGACTACTTCGAGAGCTAATGTAAACATAGACAATAAAATTTATTTAATTTGGGGGGTGTTGGAATAATGCTACGAAGAAAAAGGCTACCTGGTGGAGAATTAGGGCCACTAGAAAAAGTTGGTTCAATACCTACAACTGAAGAGCAAGTCATGTCATTAGGTGAACAACTAGCGCAGGAGAAGATGAAAGGTATTCAAAAAGACCTTCTAATCAATAACCTAGGCTCGCAGCTTACACAACTTAAATTAGATGTCATTTCAATGAAAGGTGGTGGGGGATGATGGAATTTTGGCAAATTGCTTTTATGTATAAGTGGGTGACTGCTGAACAACTACGAATTGCAGTAAAAACTGATGCAAATCCGTTTGGCGAGATTACTCCTGAACAATACAAAGCTATAACAAAACAAGAATTCGAAACGCAGGTAGAAGCTTAGCGTTATTTTTTTGTATTTTCAGAAGGAAATCCTTATCTTTTGTCGAATTAAATTAGGTAAAAGGGAGGGTTTTTTAATGTGTAGTAGAGAATTTGTCAATAACAGCTTAGAACCATTGAATCAATGGGTTTGTGATTCTTGTGGTTAAATTATCGATGGTCCAGAAAATGGTTGGCTTGAATGGTATAGAGACATTAATGGATCATCTAATTACGGCAAAGGAAAAGGTTTCAGGATTGTTCATCATGATAAAAAGTGCATGTATAATGAACGTGCATTATTTCAACAAAATAAGTTAACTGCAGATATGCATCTAGATTCATTTGTTGGTCCAGATGGATTAGTATATCTATTATCTAAAATACAATATGACAGTGTAGAAGATAATGCAGAATTAGTTGAAATCATTAGACGACTCCACGTTCCTTATTATGAAGAGGCTTTGTTATACCACCATGCCGCAGAAGAAGATGGATATTTTGATGGAGAAAATGAAATTACTAGATATACGACAAGGACATCTAAGTATATCCTTAATAATTACAAAAGGTAACAGAAGAGCATTCTAAATAAGGAATGCTTTTTATTATGCTATGAGAACAATCGAGATGGGCAACAGTACATGTTACTGTATCTCGATGCTTCTCATGGCTTTTTATTTTAAAATAGGTGATGAAAGTGGGGAATAGGGCATGAGTCAAGAAACAACCTTTCAACAAGCTGTTACTGCGGCTGACCACGAAAGACGATTGAAGGATTTAGAAAAAGATATATCAACTATTAAGCCAATCGTGTATAACACAGCTTCAAGTGTTAAACAAATCGAAAAATCTGTTGAAAAAATGGAACAGAACAGTGATAAAATCAAAGGTTATTTTTTAGCTGCTGCAATTAGTGGTGTCGTTGGAGTTTTATTTATAGCATTACAAAATTCAATTTTTGGAGGATAAATCATGAAAATTAATTGGAAAGTACGTCTACAACATAAACAATTTTGGGTGTCATTAATTGCATTACTACTTGTGCTTGCGAATCAGATCGCAGGCATTTTTAATGTCGATATTACAATTTACAATGCTCAAATCACAGCCATTTCGGAGACTGTATTAAGCATTTTAGGATTGCTTGGTATTATTATCGATCCAACCACAAAAGGTGCTTCAGACAGTGAGCAAGCGTTGAATTATGACAAACCAAAGGGTGGTGCGAAATGACTTATCCAATTGAAAAACGCTTAATGTCTGGATTACCAAACACACGATTAGAAGCTGTTAAGTATGTAATAGGTCATGAGTCTGGAAATCCAAAAAATTGCGGTCCTGATGCATTAGAAAATGAAATTGCGTATATGAATCGTAATAAAGCCAATGCCTTTGTTTCTCACTGGGTAGGCGATGGTGGGCGAATTGTGCAAATTGCTCCAGTTAATCGTGTGCAATATGGATGTGGGCCAAAGGGAAATCCGTATAGTTATGCTCAAGTAGAATTGGCTCGAACTAATGACAAGGAACAATTCAAAAAAGATTATGCTGCTTATATTTGGTTGTTACGCAACCTTGCAAAAGAGGCTGGAATACCTGTTGTATTAGATGGGGCAGGTAACGGTATTAAGTCACACCGCTGGATCACGAATACTTTAGGCGGCACAACACATGTTGATCCATTCGCCTATTTAGCGAGTATGGGAATCTCCGAGGCACAATTCAAGCTAGACATTTTAAATGGCTTGGAAGAAGTAAAAGGGGCGCAATTTACAGAAGCTAAAGTTATGCTTAATGATGATAAAACAATCCCAGCTGTGATTATAGATGGTAGGACGCATGTTCAAGTCCGTGAGCTAGCCGATCTTTTAGGATTAAAACTCGTTTATAACAACGAAAGTAAAACAACAAAATTGTATGAAGTAAAATGAATTAATCAAAAAAATACTAATGGATGATAGAAATGTACCTAATTTCGCTAAAAACGTTTACAAAACACTTTAAATAGTTATATTATAAACACAACGAAATCAAAACCTTATTCGTTGTGTTTATAATACCTATACCCTGCCCCTAAATAAAATACCCATGGGCAGGGTTTTTTCTATATTATGGAGGTGAATGTATTGAAAAAAGTAGCTGTAATTGTAGACGGACAATTTTTAATGCATCGTATAAAAGATGCATTAGCAGCCAAGAAATTCCCAGATGCTGATCAGATAAGTAAATTCCTGACTAGTTTAAATGTAGATGGTGAAGAAATTTATAGAATATTTTTTTATCAAGGAGAACCTAGTAAGCAAAAATCTAAAAAGCCCATTTCAAAAGCCGAGATTGAATTTAAAGAATCTGAAACTGCTAAGTACTCAATCGATCTACTTAATGAACTATCAAAAAAAGAACTTTTTGCTGTTAGAGTAGGCGAAACACAATTTAGAGGTTGGAAATTTAAAAATTGGGTTGAAAGAAAGTTTATAAAAGAGGACTTTCATGAAAGTTTAACAGATGATCATTTTGATCCCGAATTTCAACAAAAAGGTGTAGATATTAAAATAGGATTAGATGTTGCGTGGTTAGCTAGTAAAAGTCTGGTAGACAGGATTATTTTAGTAACTGGTGATGCCGATTTTGTTCCTGCTATGAAATTCGCAAGAAAAGAAGGCTTACAAGTAGTCCTAATAAAATTAGGTGAGAAAAGGATTTCAGATAGTTTAGAAATACATAGTGATTATGTAAGAAACAATAGTAATGATGAAATAAAAAAAATCATACTTCCATAAGAAAAATGTTGAATAAGTAAATGTCTGAGGTCCAATAAAAATACCCAGGCATTTTTTTATTGCCAAAAACAGAACATTAGTTCTATAATAAATACAAACAAATGTTCTTATTTGGAGGAATGAATATGGCAAAGTCAAAGAAAAAGGATCCAGCTAAAAAGGTTGCTGAAAAACCAAAACAACCACCTAAACACCCTGAACGTGACGAGTTTGACCTTGAGGAGCTTGGTTATAGTTTAAGTGAAGCATTGGAAGATAGTATGTATCGAGTGTTTGCTGTGTACAATAAGTCAGGGTCATTAGAAGGAAAGGTAACAAAAATGGATCCAAACACAAAGATGATCCACATTCAGGATAAACACATGGATGTCCATAAAGTGCATTTTTTAGACATTTTGAGTGTATCGAATTTAGATTATTAGTGGAGGTTGTTTGGGATGCTGAGAGACCGTGGAAATATGAAATGGACAGCGATGATGCTTCCAGAGCATCTTGTAGAAATTAAGAAGTGGAAAGAGGAACAATTTTACGATAAAAAGCGAGAATTAACGGAGTGGGAGCTAGAAGAAATAGAACAAACCATTCAACGTGCTTTTAAAATGCAAAACATTGTTAGACTAACATTGTGGGATAACAACAAGTTGCATGATGAGGTAGGCAGGGTCACTGGTACTGATGCGTATAAAAAGGAACTACTATTAGACACTGACTTTTCAATAAAGCGAATTACATTTGACAAAATTCAAAAAGCTTCGCTGGTTGATTCTGATGATTAAAAGAGAAGATCGCCGAGTACTTTATGAGTATATAAAATTAGATATGGCCATTAAATCATTGCAGCGTGATTATGACAGCTTAACAAATCTGAAAATGTCTAAGGTATACCTCAACATAGTAGATGAACTTTTAAAATCTTTAAGAAACGATTATTACAATAAAAAGCGTTTTCTTGCTAAACAAAAGATTGAAGTAGTAAGGTGGGTCAAAATTGACCAGTATTTTAGCGAGGTAACAATAAAAACTGCTGGAGAAGATGAAGTGCATCAATATGCTAACCAAGCGTTGAAAACCCATACAGAAGAGTTGATATTTAGATATCTAAGGAGAGAATAATATGGCTATTAAATCTAAGTTTTTTGACAGAACTTTTCGTGATACTACAAAGGAAAGAGAAGATATCGTTAAAATAGTAAGTAGTGGTGAAACCAAGGATACAGTTGTGACGATATATGAAAGAAAAAATACCTTAGTAATTCATAGCAAAAGTGATACTGTAAATCATGCTAGTATATCTAAAGCTAAAGGGCATATTAAAGATTGGGAAATTGCTTATATAATAGAGAACATTATTAAAAAAGATAAAGATGATGTTAATCTGTATACCAAAGGCACAGGAGTTTTACACTTGAGAGCTAAAGAGGAATTTTTTGTTTTTTACTAATAATAAAACCACTCTTATGAGTGGCTTTTTTCTTTTATTCTAACCCTAATTGACTTTTATTCATTAACTTACCGCCCTGGAACATTAAAGATGCATTAGCACCCAAAGATTTACCATTATAGCTATACATAACTACGTCTCCAGATTCAGAAACAACTGCACCTTCTCCACCAAGGATTTCAAATACTTGATCTTTTGTCATGCCGTTTTCCAATTTGTTAAATTGATCAAGCGTAATTTCAATATCAGATGTTTCCACACCGAATTGAGCTTTATTGATTAATTTACCTCCTTGGAACATCATAGTAGAGGATGCCATAACACCATCTGTCTCAAATTCATACATAACAGTGTGATGTGGTTCACCTGCTGATCCAGTTTCAGAGATAACATTTCCTTCAGCACCTACAATCTTAACTACCTCTTCATAAGTCATTCCGTCTTTAATTTGTTTAAACTTCTCTTCTGTTAATTTGCCATCCTCTTTAGCAGCTGGTGCAGAAGTTTCTTGTTTAGAGTCGCTTGAGGTTTCAGCAACAGGTTTTTCTTCTTTAGTTGCTTCATCCTTTGTAGCAGTTTCTCCACAAGCAGCAAGGCCAAGTGATAGTACAAGTGCTGCGCTGAAAATTAGTTTTTTCTTCAT